ATGTCCTCGAATCCAGAAATGCCCGCCAACTTCGCCGAGGCCTTGATCTGGTTGACCAGCTCCACCTGATTGCCGACCGAAGGTACTTCCGGGGGCACTTCCTCGGCTGGGGTGGATTCAGTCTCTGGAGTAAACGCCGCCCCTCCAGGCTTCTTCCAACTCGTAATGACTTCGTCCTTCAACTCAGTAGCCACCACGTCGCTACTGAGCGATCCCACATTGGTTCCGTCTGAATACGTCTTCCAGAAATTGTCGGACTCCTTGACGTATTTATACTGGATCGCCCCACTCTTGGACTCGCTTTGGATAACCGTGCCCTTCGGCAAAAACGCGAAGTCTCCGGTTTTTGTCAACAGCTCTAGCTTGGTGTTGATCAGGGTTTGGAGATCCCCCTTACCGGGCTTCTGCAACTCCCCGGTGAAACTTATTCCCGGGCCCACCAGCTTTTTCACTACGACTTCAGGCGTTGTAAACAATGACTTCAAATAATCTGTGGAATGCTCTTCGTGCTTGCCGTCCTCCCAAATCACTTCCCAAGTTCCCTGGGCCACCTTGATTGCTATGTGAACAGGCGCATCCATCTTTTTATCCACGGAGAATTGCACCCGGGTTCCAGCAGGTAGCACATCGAAATTTTTATCGCCAGCTTTGATAGACGGCTTGACCTTGTTCGCGGCTTCCACAGGGTGCAAAGCAAACCACGCCCAATTCTCTACTCCGGGCTCAGAATCCAGCTGGGAGGCTTCGGGGTCTTTCCAGGACAACGGCACTTCGCTGGCGATGTCCAACTTCGCCGTCAATTCCCCCAGAGCAGTCATAGGCGCTCCGGGCATCTGGACCTTCCAGGTTGCCTCGCCTAACTCTTTTTCCATGTTGGTCTTGGTGTAGACGTAGTCTTGCCCAGATCCCGATCCCTTGGTGGTGATGACCGTGCCCACAGGGATCTTGCTGAAGGAATTGAGCGATTGCGTCGCTTGCTTAACCTTCTTGATGAGCTGGTCCTCATCTGTACCAAATTTAACGGCGGTTTCAGCAAAACCAGGTAGCGCGTCGAATATCGACTCTTTTTCTGGAACTTCGATCTTAGTGATCTCATTGAACGGCTGTTTCCAAGAATTGGCTACCGTCAGATCCTTGTATGTATTTCCCGATTCTAAATTGCTCCAACCCGCCGCTGTCTTGACATACACATAAGAAGGATGGGAATGCACATTCACATGAACCTTGGTGCCCAGCGGGTAGGCCTTGATCTGCTCCAGACTCGGCGGAGGCAGCGGGCCGCTGGGGATTGCCGCGGGTTTCTTATCCACGCCCAACTTCCAGGCGTCGAGCTTCTCGCCGTTGATCGCCCCCAACGCTTGAATGTCATCATAGCTCTGAGATTCACCCGATTCAGGCATGGCCATCCACTTGTCCGCGGCCTCCTTGACGTAAGTGGTCGTCGCGCCCCAACTCGATTTAGTCTGGGCGGTAGTCCACACAGGCAACTGTGAGAACGCTTCCAGGTCGGTGGGAAACTTCCCGCCCGCTTTTTCTGGAACCGGCGCGCCCAGCCCTTCCCATGATTCGATCTTCTCGTCCTGCATCATGTTGTAGGCTTCAGCAGTAGTTATTTCCGCCGTGTCTGCCGACGCAAACTTGTTGATCAGCGTCACCTTCCATTTGCCCCCATAGAGCTTCTCGTAGACGGTCTTGTTACCTTTGCCGTCGTCGGTCTGAATCTTGGTTCCGTATGCAGCGGCTTCCAGAAATTCCAGGGTAGCCCCGCCCTTTGGTACTACGGGATCAGTTCCGATGGGAACGGCGACTCCTGGCCCAGGAACTGGAGGAGCAATAGTAACAGGAGCAGGAACAGGGCCAGCTCCAGCACCCAGTTCACTTGCTGGAGTATCCGGAACCGCTTTTGGACTGATACCCCAAAACTTCCATCCACCCCCAGAAGGGACTTTGTTGGTTTTGTTTTTGGCTTTGTAGTCCGCAGCATCGGTGAATCCTTTCTGGACAACCCAGACATGATCCGACGCGGCACTCAGCGTCAGGAAGGTCTGCGCGGTCTGCCCGGGGATCTCCACCAGCAACTGTCCATTCTGGAGAACGGTGAGCGTGACTTCCTGCTTCTTCTCGTAGCCGGGTACCTTCTTTTTCACCTTGATGACCGTGCCCTTGGCGAGCGGTCCCTCGGTGAACTTCGGCGCGCTTTCTGGAACCACCGCGGTCGCCGGTAGGATGGCCTCTGGCGGGGCACCCGCGGGCGCAATATGCTGCGCGGTTTTCTCCTCCGCCTCCGCCGATTTCAGGTAGTCGCCCTTCAAATCGTCGAGAGTACCGTGGGTGTCCAGCCCATATTCCTTCTCGAACTTCGACGCCATTACCCCAGACCAAACCGAGTGCTGGAGCGTGCCGTCCGCCCCTTCCCACCAGCCCCACAACTCAGGATGCCCCTCCTTGCCCAGCCGCGCGGTAATCAGCATCGTGCCCACGACCGACGAAGTGACCTTCACCGCGTAGCCCGGCGTCAACGCCAAATTCCAGGCCGTGGTCAGCTGGTCAGTCCCCTGGTACGCCGCGAGAAATTCCTTCACCTCTTGCGGTAACGCAGCGGTTGGGTTGAATATCGCGCCATCTATCAACTTTCCCAACAGCTCCAACACCGTGACCGACTTCTGCTCAGGGGCAACGACCTTCTGCTCCTCCAGCTCGGCAACGGTCTGGGTCACCGGCGCGGGTGGCTCCTCGGCCTTGCCCGCGGCCTCGGACAGCTCCTGCTCAAAGAGCTTGAGCTGGAAGACCTTGCTCCCCAGCGAGATGCCCTTGGCCTTCTTCTCAGTCGCGCTCAGCGTGAGCGGCAAACCCTGGTTGAACAAGTACAAGCTATCGCCAGCCGCGTTGAGCGAGGTAAACCCGACCATCTTTCCGTCCGGGTAAGTCACCACGAACGACGGCTTTTTCCCTTCCCAGTTCTCGCCGACTTCCAGCCCGTACTGCTTGCCCTTATAGCTCGTGGTCAGCTTCATCCCGGGTGCGGGCACTCCCGGCGGCCACCAGCTGGCCGGAACCACGCCCGGGGTGTGGATGGTCACCTCGACCGACTTGCCGCCCTTCTTCGTGAGCGGCCAACCAGCCTTGGCCTTCCCGGCAACCACCGGGGCGACTTCCACCGCCTTGAGCTTCGGCGGCGATTCTGGAACCACCGGGACCGCCGGAGCAAGAGGGATCTCCAGCTTGGTCGGAGGTTTCTTCACCGCCGGAGCCGCCGGCTTCTCCCCGGGTGCTACCTCCCAGGCTACCTGGACCGTCTCGGGTTTCGGCAGCACCACTTTCTTCCCCAGCTCCTTGCTCAGGAACCCTTCAAAATCCGAGCGCAAATTCTGAAGACGTGAGAGCATTTTCTGGAGCTGCGCTTGCGGGTCCGCGTGCGTCCAACCGGACGCCGTCGACACGTAAGGCGCGACAATCAGTTGGAATTGCTCAGGAGATATCTGGTCCGCACGATTCACTACATCGGCCACCGCCTCGATGAGCCCCTTCGGATCGATCGCTCCCTCGGAGATTTTCTCCCAGAACTTGTTATATATCGGGTGGCTAGGGTTGGGGGAATAGTCCGCCTCCAGCTTGTCCTTGCCCAGGAATTTCCAGCTCTGTCCCTTGTCGATCGCCGCCAACTGTCCACCCTGACTCAGGAAATTCCCAGCATGCGAGTCATGGTTGGAAACAAGCCAGTCAACCACCTGGTGTTTGATGATCAACTCTTTGTACTTCTTCAGGTTTTCCATCTGGGGGTCGGAGTGCTGACTGGAACTCTCCTGCCAGGTTTGCCCTTCCAGAATCTGGATAAGCGCTCCGCCTTTCCCCTTGACTTCCACGTACTTGACCGCCGGAATCAGGTTCCCCAGAAGCAGACGCCCCAGCCGGCAGGCGGCCTCTTCCGCTCGGGCGATGATAGGGTCAGAAGCCTTGAAAACCCACTTGTGCCCACCCTTGTCTACAAATAACAGGTTGCCGTGAGACCCCGCGAACTTCCCGGCCGGAAGCTCCGTCAGCTCGGAGAGCGGGGGAAACGACCCGTCCCCGTACTGCCCGCTAGCCATCTCCGCCGCCCACCCGGTCTGTTTCTCCTCAGAAGGCCGCAGGGGCTCTCCGAGGTGGGGGAGGAGAGAGGCCTTACTCACCGCCCACTTCCCCCCGCCGAGGGGCTGCGGGGTCAAGGAGAACGCTTCCTGGAGGAGGCTGGCTCCCTCCTTGGACAAGTGAACCTGTTCCGCGTCTATCGCCCCCTGGAGACCCAGCTCCAGGAGCCACTTCACCAGGGCCACATCCTGCTGCTCGGGGGTGTAGGCGTGCTTGGCCTGGAGGATGGCTACCAGCTGCTGAGCGGCAGAGCTGCCGGCGTAGATGGGTTTGCCGTTAGACTTGTAGCCGACAATCTTCCCGTTCCGCGGACCGTAGGCGATGATCGGTAGGCCCTGCCAGCTTCCCAGATTGATCTTGATTTTCGCGGTCTTGACCAGTGCCTTGACCAGCGGCTCCGGTTCCAGAAAATAGAAAGCTGGTAGTGAATTCATTGAGTTAGCTCCCTAGACAGTCTCGCCGGCGATCAAGTTACCGAACCGTGCATATCTGGTTCTGGAAAACCCTTCCCAAAATACCGTTGGCCGCAACCGATCACGCAAGGCGTTGGGCGCACCCCGTTGCGCATGCACCCGGCTAGCGATCGATTTCTGGAAACGCGGCTCAGAGGGCATGCGCGCGAGCCAGTTCCAGATCCATCCGCACGTCCCAGAACAACCCAGCCAGCTCAGGATACTGGCGCTCGATGTCGAGATCACGCCGCCCTTCAACCCAGGCCGCGGCGTAGCGGTGCGCGACTCCCATTCCGAGCGGGGTCAATATCCCCTCCGCGTCCTCGGTGGACCTACTGAGAGCCTTGCTTAGCGGCATTACGTACCTCATGGATGAACCTCCAGGCGTCGCTTGCGCGGATGTAAACGATCCCGTCCAGCACCTTGCTCTGCTCCAGAATGGCCGGGAGCTTTTTCACTTGCCCCTCCCAGTAAACCGGAACCTCCAGCGCCTTGGGGTTCATGATCTCCTCGGTCCACATGATGTCGTCTTTGAGCGTCGCGCCAGAAAGACGCGGCTCGTAGGTTCCGTCGGCCCGCTTCAGCAAAAAGAGAACCTGCTCGTTTGTCTCGTCCAGATCTTCCATTGCGTCCTCACTTGTGCGCTTTTAATTTTTCGTTGATCCACCCAACAATTGCAGCGTGATCCGCCGCAATGTAGTCAGCGTATAGATCTCCGACTCCATCCCGCTCCATGATCTTTCGCAAGTTGGCCAGATTCTCCTCGGGCGTTCCCCCCTTCTTGCAAATTGTACGGTGCAGGATAGCAGCGCGATGCGGTACGTCGAGACGCTTGAACGTCGCCTCGAAGTGCGCGATGCACTGGTCGTGGGTATCCTTGTCAGGGATCCAGTCGCGCATCCGGAACTTGTAATAGCGGCAGGAAAGCGAATCATTCTGGGGCATGTCCTTGATCGGGATGGGCAGGCGCAGAACCATGGCCTGGGCGTCGGCGATGCCGCGACCAGTGGGATCGATGATCACTTTGTTCTTCGGATCGTAGTAGATGCTGTTGCAGGTGAAGTCGCGGCGCTCGTAGTCCTTGCGCATCTCGTGGTCCACTCGGATGTCCGGCCAATACTTGCCGTTGACCGGATTTTCACACTGCTCGCCGTCCGCCGTCGTATAGGACACCATGCCGGTCAAGTCGATACCCGGCCCACTCTTGGTTGCGCAAACAGTCATCCAGGCCTCATCCCCAGGAGGCTTGCTTGTGATGCGCTTATTCGGGGGCAGATCCGCGCCAACCTGATTGAAACAGGATTTCATGACCGACGCATCGGCCGTGGTCACCATGTCGAAATCCTTGAGCTTGGAAATCACCTTCTCGTCAGTGATGTCGCTCCCGGGCTTGACCAGGTTGAGCAGATCGCGCACCGCCCCGCCAACCAGATAGGTCTCGCGGCCTCGCTTCCACAACCATTCGGTATACTCAGTAGACGTGTGCGATCCCACCGCGGGGGTCGTCATCAACTCGTCGAGAATCTTCTGGTGCCGTTCGTTAGGGCGAACGAAACACTTGTCTGGAAGATCGTGGGTAGCGGATTTGTAATACTCAGGGCCCGCCTCATGGGATTCAAAGTTCTTCCAGTCCGCGAAGTGGAGTTGGGTGGCGTGATGCTCATCATGCGGCCCCTGATAGCCCGGGCCAAAGTCAATGATCGGATGCCCTGCTTGATCCGTGCCGATGAATGTCCCTTCCTGCTTCTTGCCCTTCACCGTCGCAGTGACCTTGGCCCCGTTGCGCATGAATCCCTTGAGTACCGCCGGCACCTTCATCTCGCTCTTGGGGACGAGCTGAATCTCGCCCACCCGCTCTACTTTTTCTGGAGCGAATACGATGTCTGCCTTGGCCGAGGACTTGGGCGCGGGCTTGGGCGCTGGCGCAGGGGCGGGCTTCTCTTTTTCTGGAAAAATCACCCGCGGGTCGGAGTCCTCGATTTTCTGGAATACCGCGCGGCTCACCGTGATCCGGTGATAGGTTGGGCCAGGCTCAACCTGCGTTTGGATGCCGAAGTGCTTGCGGAGCTGCTCGATGACCCCCTTGTGCCCCGGAGAGAACTTCAACACCACCAGATCGGGATCGGTGTGGTGCGGACGCAGGTGACCGTTCAGATAGCCCAAGAGCCGCGCAGTCCACCCCGGCTCCTTGGTCTCCTGGCCGTTGCGGAGGTAGATGGGGGTCGAGCCATCCCAGCCGACGATCTTGCCCCCGCGCGGCCCAGTCGCAATAACCGAGATCATCGACTTCTCCAGGTCAGCTTTGTCCTGGGGACGGAGCGCTACCTTGGCGGCGTTGCCGATGACGTAGCGCCTACGCTCCTCGGTGCCCTCCCGGGCAGAATCCTGCCCGGTCACCGCCGCGTCGGGCAAGACGATCGGATAGACGTTGCGCAGGGGCTCGGTGACCGTGTAGATCTCCTTGTCCCGCTTCAGCCCCTCGGCGACCTCTTCCTCCTCATCCTTCCAGTCGCGGAGCAAGTCAGTCGGATCGATGTGCGGATTGGGACCTTTTTCTGGAACGCGCCGCTTGGGGGTCTCGACCAAGTAGTTGGCCGCGGTGCCATGGCCACCCGCGCGGTTGCCCTCCTGGCTGGTGGCCGCGCCGATGTCCGCCGATACCTGCCCGCTCTTGCCAAATCCTGGCAGGGGAATGACCAGGCGAATCTTGGGCGACTCCTCGGCGCTCTGCACCCGGGTCAACCCCACCCAACGCTTGAAGGCCTCGACCTCCATCGGATTGGTCTGGAGAAAGAACTTCTCCGGCCGATCGTAGGCCAATCCGTAGGCGCGCTCGGCGTCCTCCTGGTTGGAGAAGCCCAGCATGCACTTCTGCTCGTCCCAGATGCCGGTCTCGGGATTCTGCTGCTCGATGACGTAGACCATCTCGGAGTCGGGGTCCGGGCCGATGAACACGTCGAGAGGATCATCGTCGGCGCCGGTGGTGCCCAAGATCTCCCCGTAGGCGTGCAGCATCCAGGTCTTGTCGGTGCCCCCGTCCGGGGTGTGGAAGGTCCGCGAGGTGCCCTTTGGGTTCTCAATGTGGATGGGCAATCCCCAGAGATGCACCAGTTGCTCGCCGCCAGAGAGAGCCTTACGCAGATCGTCCTCGCGCAGAACGGCGCGGCACAGCTCGGCCTCGCTCTTGTAGACCTTGCCGCCCTTGCCCCCGGGCACCAGCTCGCCTTCCTTGTTGAAGCCGTAACCAGCCGGGACGTGGATGAGCTGGCACTGACAATGGGGATGTACGGTCCCGATGACTGCTTGCCACTCGGCGCTCTTCTTGCCCACGTTGGTGCCGTTGGCGACCAGGACCGAGAGCGGGAAAATGCGCGGATTGCCGTCCGGGCCGTCGTAGAGCCGCGAGCAATGCCGGCACGAGTCCGGCATTACCCTCTTTGCTACCAGGGCGTCTTCGCCGTAGCGCTTGGCGATGTGGTCGGCGAGCCCGGTCTGCATGGCCGTCTGCTTCTCGGTCACGGCGATGCGATCCCAGTCGCGGGTCCAGTCCTCGCTCGCCCAGCCGAGGTCGCTCTTGAGCTGCTTCGCCGTCTCACGCTTGGCGATATTCTGGGCGGTCTTGTCCCGGGTGATCTTCTCCAGCTTGGCGCGGAGCTTGGCGTCGGCCTCGATGAGGATGTTGCCGGTCTGCTGGTTGACCTTGTTGCCCAGGCCCTTCAGGTAGCCAGCGGCGTTGAGCTGGGCGAACTTCACCGCCCGCTGCTCGGGGACCGAAAGCGGGATGGGGTTCTTGCGCACGTATTTCTGGAAAGCGTCGAAACTCATGCTGGCTGCGGCCTTGTTCTGGAGCACCCCCAGGAGCTGGCCGTAGAGGTAGGCCTGCTCCACCGAATTCAGGTGCCCCTCGATGAGCCCGGCCTGCTCCAGCTCCTGGAGCACCGCGGGGTCGACCGCCTCCGGGCCGATGGCCGAGACGATGAAGGCGTTGTGGTGCTTCTCCACGATCTTCTGGACTTTCTGGAGCTGCTCGGGGGTCAGTAGCATCGCCTCACCTCTTGTCTCGGGCCTCGTTGGCCAGCTCCAGGAGCTGGTTGGTCGAGAGCCCTTCCAGCTGTCCGCCTTCCAGAAAATCGCTCTCCTGGTACCCCAGGGCGCAGAGCACCTTCTTCACCCTCGCGTAGAGCGCGCCGTCGCGCTCGGCGATGGGCAGGGTGTAGTCCTCGAAGCCCTTGGCGAGCTTGGCGAGCTTGGCGACCGGGAGGAAACCCTCGTCATCCGCCTCAACCCCGGTCAGGATGGCTTCGGAGATGCCTCCGGGATACCGATCGCAGGACAACTTTCCCCGATATCGGGCACAGTTTCCGCATTGGCTGGTTTGCATGTCTCGCTCTCCTCATTCCCGCCGCGCAGATACGTCAATACCGCCACACCTTTTCCGATTAGCGCTAGAACCTTCTCCGTATCACAGACCGCGGAAGTACGCGGCACCAACGTATTCCAGAATCCACAGCCCGGCACGTAGCCGTTGGGCTGAAACATCGGGCATCCGTCGGCGCAGTGCATTGGCTTAGCCATGATTTAGCTTATCCCACTGTGCTGTATCGATCTGCATCTCAGCAAGAGCCTTGCGCACCCAGAGCGGCACTTGCTTCCCAGCTCGCCGCGCGGCAGAAACCTCCGCATAGCATTCATGCGGGTTGGTTGCCGCGTAGTCGGAGATCTGGGACATGATCTCGTCCTTGTGCTGCTTGAGCTGCGGTACGCAGTTCTTCTTCCAGATTTCCCAGCAGGAGAGATGCGACCCACTTGGGTACAGGTGCCGCAACACAAACCCCTCAACGTGCCCGCACTCATGGCGGATGGTCGAGAGCAACCCATGCCCAGCCGTGAAGTGACTTGTGGTCTGGGTGTCCTTGGCGTAACCCTCGTTGAAGTACGCCGGCTGCACCACCATGACCGACCGATGATAGGGCTTCTGATCGTAGGGATGGGCGAGAGCGATGGCCGTACCCTGGAGCGGGCTCTGCTGGGTCAAGTCGATCGAGTGCTTTCCAGAAATCGCGATCTGGTTCTCCTCGGGATGCGCCTTGGCCCACTTCTTCAGCTGCTCCGGAGTGCCCAGAAAGCGCAGGTGCTGCACCACCCGCGGATGCTGCTCGCTCAGCGCCTTGTTTACCGCGTTCGCCGTAGCCACGTCTGGATAGCTGACAGACAGATGTGGAGCGCGCTCAGCCACCCAAGCATGAGCTGCTTCCAGAGACTCAGCAGCGCCGGTAAAGTGGTCGACAAGCTGGTGCTTGGGAAGGGCAGTGCCGGAGACGGATCCCGATACTGGATCTGGGCTCGCTGGTGCTTGGGGCGCTGCTTGGACCGATGCCACAGCCGGCGCCTGAAGTTTCTTCTCTGCTTGGAATTCATTTCCTACCCCCGGAGTGAAGGACTTCGGCAACATGAGCAAAAGGTACTTCCCCCCGGAGATGATCGGCGCCTCGATGTGCTGCCCCTGTTTGAAGGCAGCCAGTGCCGCGGCCTGGGCGTGAGGGATCTTCACGACCACGAGCGCGGGATTGGCCTTGTGCGGCACGACCTTCCCGCCCAGCTGCGCCGCCCAATTCACCAGCGCCCCGCTCAGCGGCTCGGGGCTCCAGTGGTGGGTGTGCTCGGGGTCAGCCCAGAGGCCGCCCTTGGGCCCGACGAAAGGCCCGGACTTCTCCAGCTTCAACGACTTGAAAGGCGGGGTCTTGTCCTCGCGCAGCCGCTGCTCCTCCCAGTACTTCTCGGGGTTCTTCTGAGACTCGTCGAATCCCTGGCCGAACAGTTCGCGGATCCGCTTCTCGTCGGCAGGGTCGACCTTCAAATTCACCCCGGGCTTGGCCGGCTTGTCGCTCATGCGCCACCCCAAATTCTGGAACCGGCCGTCGCGCCGGAGACGATGTGCGGCGGCAGCTCAGCCGCCTTGCTCTGGATGTACTGCATGGCCTGGCCGTAGAGCACCTCGGCGTCCATCGAAAGCGCTTCCGGGGGCATCTGATCCAGGAATTGCACCGGGTCGCCCTTCTTGGCTTTGGCGAAAACGAAACTCGCCCGGTCCTTGTTCTTCGCATGGAAGGCCGAGAAGTTCTTGGCGCCGTGAGCGTAGCTGTCGGCGAACAGCCGGGCGTCGACCATGCGCCCGATGCTTTTCGCGCGATCCACCGCACCGGGCCAAGTAGCCAGCGGGTCAGCAGCCACGAAGAGAAAAACTGGTTTGATTCCGCGCTTCTCGCACTCCTCCATCAACCAGGGGTTCTCGGTCCCGTTCTGCTCGCCCGCGGCATCCCAAGTCGCGGCCACGCTCTGGGCTAGCTCGGGGCGCGCACCCAGCGCGGAGCCCTTCCCGCCGGCCACCCCGCCGCTGGTCACCAGAATCTTCCGCTCGCCCTCGGGCATCTTGGCGATCTCGTCCAGCCGTCGCATGAAGGCGCGCTTGACCACCGCGTTGGCCGTCTGGTGGAGCGCGGTGTTGTAGAGCGCCCGGGCCTGGGCGCGCTCGGGGTGAATGGGCTTGCCCTTCTCGTCGGGGGGCAAGTCGGGCCGGGTCCACTCGGGCATCATGCTCTTGGCCGCGTCGGTCTCGAAAATGAAGTGGTTTTTCTCGGCCACGTCATAGAAGGCGTCAGCCATCCCGGCAGGATCCGCCTCGAAGGCGTCAGCGAACCTGCCCTCCACCGCTCGCTCCTCCGAGGTCAGGTTGGGCAACCGGGGGACGGTAGGCGGGGGAGCCACGGTCTTGCCCGGCAGCCCCACCCGGGCCGCGTCGGCCACTCCGTCCCCGTCGGCGTCCACCGAGGGGTCGACCTGATAGGCCAGCGGGTCTCCGCCGGCCGGCGGGGTCAGCCCGGCCTGGGGAGCCCGGGGAGTGGTCTGCATCTGCGGAGCGATCTGGGCGGCGGGGGTCGGCGCGCCCATCTGCGGTGGGGGAGCCGAAGCCGCTTGCGCTCCTCCACCCGAAACTGTCCGGTCCCCACCCGAAACTGTCTGGCCTCCCGCAGGCGCCCCCGCACCGCCTCCAGTCCCCTCCTCCTGCCAAGGGATAGTGTGCTCCGGGTCCGCCCACTTGCCGCCCCGCGGGCCGATAAACATGCCGCCCTTGAACAGCGAGAGCTGCTCGTCTTCAGGATCTTCCAATTCCAGAAAATCGCCCAGCGACTTGGCGAACAATAGGTCCTTCACCTTCTGCTTGTCGATCGCCACCAGATGGTACTGGCCGCCCTCGAAGGTAGGCTCGGTGATCCCGTACTCCTGGAGTTTGGCCAAGGCGTCGGTCTCGTGCTTGGGCACCTTGACCATCACCTTGCTCGGGTCACCGTAGTGCTCTTTGATCTTGATCCCGTGCTTCTGGATGAATCCAGAAAAAGCCTGTGCCGGCGCAGCACCATGCTCAGGCGCAAGCGTTGGAACCGGTACCGGCACAGGCACATCGATCGGAGCCTGGACTGCTGGCGGCTTCACTGCTTCTGGGGCCTTCTCGGGCGCGGGCTCCTGCATTGCGGCTATCGCCTTGTCGGCGGCTTTATGGCCCATCTGATCGAATGCTTCCGACGAAGCTAGATACCCCTTCTTCTTGCCGCCCTTCCCTTCCCAAATCCAAAAGGGATCGCCAGCGATATTCGTTTTGGTAAACGATTGCCCGTACCCCAGATGGATTGCCGTGCCCTCCGGCAGCGCATCGAGTTTATCTGAGTACCCTTTCACATGCGCGTCGGTCTGTTTTTGCGCTTCATTGAACGATTCAGCAATCCCAGCGGGGTCTACCACAAACTTGCTAGGGGGGCTCACCGGCTTGGGCGCGGGCTCGGACTCCTTGATAACCTGCGCATAGAACTTGTCCAGCATCTCCACGGTCAGCGGCTTGTCCACTCCAGAACTGGCCGAAGGCACCTCCTGCCAGGGAACCTCCACCACCGTCGCCGAACCGGGCAACACCTCGGTGCCAGCCGTTTGGGGCTCGGGCAGATTGGGGGCCAGCTCGGGGTGAGCCATGTCAGCCAAGGCCGGGACCTGGGGAGCAGCCTCCTCCGCTGCTCCGCCCCCCTTGGGTCCGGCAGCCTTCCCGTGAATCTGAGCGATCAACTCCTCAATCGACACCGGCGTGCTCAACCACTCCATTTCGGACGCGGTCAGCTGCTTGCCCTGGTTCAGCTTCTGGCCCAGCTCGTACTTGCGGCGCAAGATGTCGTTCACGTTCTCATCGAAAAGATTGCCCTCGGCGGTCATCCAGTAGACGTTGACCGCGTTCTTCTGCCCGATGCGATGAGCACGATCTTCCGCCTGCCTGACATCGGCCGCCGTCCAGGGCAGGTCGTTGAAGACCACCTTATCGGCCGCAGTCAGCGTCGCCCCTACAGCCATGGATTGACGGGTGGTAACAAAGACGCGCTTCTCGCTTATGAAGTTGCCAGCCGCGTCTTTTTTCTGGAACTCTTTTTTGTTCGCCTCGCGCTCATCGTCCGATAGCTGTCCGTGGTTGAGTATCGCCAGCGCGCCGAACTTTTCCTGGAGTGCCTTGGCCGCTTCGACCGAGTCGGTGAACACAATCACCTTGGAGTCGGAGGTGTCCAGGATCTCCTGCACCATGGAGATCGTGACCGGCACCTTGCCCTTGGCAATCTCGGCCTTGAGCTTGCTGATCGCCCCGACCGTGTTCTGCGCCCCCATGTCCGGCAGTCCAGGGACCGGGTGTTTGACGATCGAGGTGGTCTTTTCTGGAAGATCTTTGAGCACCGCGGTCTTCTGCCGGGCGATGTACACATCGTGCATGTCCATCCACAGCCCGCCGATGGGAGAAGTCTTGATCGCGTTCTTGCTGAACTTGCCCGGCGCCACCATTTCCAGCTGCGTGAACAACTCCTCCTTCTTGTTCTTCACCGCCGTTCCAGAAAGCAGGATATGGTGCTTCATCCCCGCGCCGATTTTCTGGATATTCTGGGTGGCCTGGGCCTTGGGGTTCTTCATGCGGTGCGACTCATCGATCACGATGGTATCGAACCCAGCCGCGGCGATGGTCTCCTCGAACTTGGCCACAGACTCGTAGTTGACCGCCGCGATGTTGATTCCAGAAAGGTCAGGGACCTTCCCCTTCTTCAAATCCGCAGCGATCAGTTCCACCCCGTGGAAATAGCCAGGGAAGAACTTCTCGGCCTCCTCCAGCCAGTTCCGCCGCACGACTTTTGGGCAAACAACGAGCACCCGCTTATTGTTCTTAGCCGCCCAGGCAAGTGTCTGGATCGTTTTTCCTAAGCCCATCTCGTCGCCGATGAGCGCATTGCCATTGGCCTTATCCAGAAAACGCACGCACTCGTTCTGGAAGCTCATGAGCTTCAGGTCAGGCCCGATCTTGGCCTGCACCTCGGGGATAGGCATCTGCAACTCGGCGATCTCCTGGTCGCGCTTGATCCGCGCTTCCTTCACCCCGTGAGTCATGATCTGCCACTGAGGGAAAAGTACGGTGAGCTTGGCGATGGCCTCCTCGGTCAACTCCAGATCGAAAGTCTCTCGGGCGTGCGTGACCGGGTTGTACTTGGTAATTCCAGAAATCTGTCCGCCCTTGTTGGCGAAGAGATTGTTGAAGGCCGGGGCGTAGGGCGCGTAGAACTCGAAGATCCCGTCGGGGCGTTGGCGCACCACGATCACGTCGGTGACCTGGTGGGCGTTGATGCCCTTGATGTACTCCTCGACCTTGTTTCCGGTGAGCGCTTCGCCCCCCGCAGTTCCAGAAACTTTGGGTGGGGCGCCAATGGGATCGGCGACCTCGATGCCGAACTTGGCCATGTCCTGCTTGTAGGCGGCGAAGTCGAAGCTGGCGAGCTTGAGCTTGCTGATCGCGAAGGCCTTCTTGTTGCCGTCGTAGATCCCACCGTATTTCTTCTGTACCTCGCAATACTCCTTGAAATCGTTCTTCAGGAAACCATTGAGCGGGAGGTAGAGCGAACCGAAAGTATCGTGATACTGGGGCTGGATGGTGAAGTTGGAGGTCTTGGCTTTCTCTACTTGGTGCAGGCCGCACTTGAGATAGACCTCCGCCCCGAAATGGGAAGCGATCTGCCCCTTGTACTTCTTGAGCATCTTGCTCATTCCAGAAATATTGCCGCGCACTGAATGCCAGTAGCCGAAATCGTAGTGGTTGAGCCCGGTGTCGTCGATGACGTTGTGCATGCCGTGCTGCATGGCGTAGAGCGCGTCGCCGATCTCGATGAGTTTGTCCTTCAACTCGGATTCAGGATAGAGGTCAATCTTGGGTGCCTCTGGCTCGGGTGCCTGGCGACTGACTGGTTGATCGCCAGTCCAATGGATGGTATGAGCCGCGTCGGCCCACTTGCCCCCATGCGGACCGATGTAGAGGCCCTTGCCCAGCGGCTCCCCTTCCTCCTCTTGGCCGATGCCCGGGATGACCGTGTCCCCAATCTCCTGAATCATGAGATCCATCTGGTGCGCGTACAGCTCGCGGGTGCGCGCAGCCAGCTCCTGAAGCACCGGATACTTCAGCTCGCGTTCCTTCTGCGGCAGAGCTTTCTCCAGCATCTCGGATATTTCTGGAGCCTCGCTAGACAGCATTTCCCCCAACCGCTCCAGCAGCTGCCCCGACTTCTCCCGGATCTCGTCCGGGCTCGCTCGCAACTCCAGCCGCATCGCTCGCTCCCCTCTATGGCCTAAGCGTCCACACCCCAAATGCAGTAGAGCACTTCAGTGTCTTCGCTGGCTGGCGCCGCTACGTTGATCGAAGTGACGGCCGCTTCCAGAAACAGTTTGGCGAAGCAAGTGGTCAGCGTTCCAGCCCGCTTCAAAGAAATGCCCGTAACAGCGCCGTTCAGCTTGACCACGCAGTCTTTGTTGGCCTTGAGGTAGAGCCCCTTCACCAATCCGATATCCCCCAACGAAAGGTCCTCATTGGTGTTGAGCGCGACCGTGACTTTTCCAGAAAAAGACTTGGTCCAGGCGTCAATCACTACCTCGGCAAGTTGATCGTCGAGCGAGAACAGCAAGTCCTTCATGTCGGCGTCATCGGCAACCTTCACGACTATTTTATGCTTGATCCGCATGGCTTCTCCTTAGAGGTTCACTACCCACTTCTTTTGACCCGACTTGGTCATGCTCGCGTTCATGTCTTCTCCGGTATCGTCCTCCCCATCATACTGGCGAAGTAGAGACTCGAAGTCCACGGGATTGCCACCCCCCGGAACAGTGCCGCCCGGCTGGGGCTCGTTGCCCATCTGCGAGCCCGCTCCAGGCATCCCGCCCATCGCGGCAGCCTGCTTCTGCGCGGTGAACTGAAGCCAGGTAGGATCCAGAATCAGCTCGCCCTGCCCGTCGGGCAACGGCGGGAGATCGTCCTCGGCGCGCAGCTCATCCACCAGGTAGAACGACTTCACCCGCTTCATGTTGAGGTCAGCGATCTCATCTTTGGTCTTCGCATCCAGCCCCACGAAGTCGAACTCGAACTCCTCATTGAGTGGCCAGATGATGTACTGATTGAGGGCCTGCGCGACATGGCGAAGCAAGGGACGCAACCCGCGCTCCTTGCTCTCCACGACCTTCTCCTTGTTGCTCGACTCCTGGAGGCCGCCCTTCTGGCCGACGTTGCCATATTTGAAGTTGATCTCTGCGGGATCGATGGTGTACATGGCGCAGGCGATCTTAATTAAGAAATCCATGTAGCTGTTAAATTCCATGTCGCGGGATGACTGCTGGAGATTGATGTACTGCAGCTCATCGGAGTTGGTGATCGGGGTGCGCCAAGAGTTCTCTACCCCGCTCAACATCTGGTACCAGTGGCGTCGAAACGCCTGCAGCTGCTTTTCTGGAACGGTGCCCTTGAAGTTGATGATGCCCTTCGCCGCGGAACCCTGACTGAAAAACTTCTGGTTGTACTCCATCGCGTAGAGGATGCTGGTCACCGTGGGGATGAGCATCTCCAGCTCGCTCACCCCATAGCCGTGCAGCCGGATGTCGGTGCGCGGATTGCGGGTCATGAAACACAACTCATCGCAGGTGTACTCGGCGATGATCATGCCGTCGTAGATCTGCACGTAACGGATGGCCGTATCCAGATCCTCGTTCATGTACGTGGAGGCGCTGTCAGCGAGCCGGATGGTCGACGCATCCACCGCGTACCACTCGGCCGGCTGGCCCCGCTTGTTGGGCACCACCTCGAAGCACATCTGATCGTAGATCAACGAATCCCAGATAATCTTGCGTAGGAACTTCTCGAAGCTGTCCCGCCCGCGCGGATTGTCCGTGATCCCCGTGCGGATGAGCACGTTCTCCATCTGGGTCATCCATTGCCGCTCGCCCGGGCTCGGCTCCTTCTGCTGCTCGCGTAGCTTCAGCCGATAACCCAGCTGATAGCGATCGTGCTGCGGACGGCAGAAGGCCGCGACCTGCTGGATGCGAGTCTGCACGATGGCCTGGATGATCGGCACCCGCCAGGTAATCGCCTTCAGCGTCCCGTATGTGACCTGGCTCGGTCGGTCCTTGAAGCCCAGCTGCTCGATGATCGAGAACGGATCAAAGAACAGCGTCTTGGGGTCCTGCTCAGCCTTCTCGGTCGGCACCGGATTGGAGAGCGCCGTATCCGCGTTCAGATTGCCCGGCATGGTGTTGGCCCCGTCATCAATTGCCGGAGCAAGTACCGCGGCGGCTTTCTGGAAACCATCCGCGGCCAGCTGCGCCGCGGTCCAGCCCAGCCTCTGCAGGTTGTCGAAGATGCCCATCGGGCCCTCGCTTTCGGGGTTACTTGCCGCCCGGGAAGTACACGTCGCCCTGGGTCCGCGCCGGCCGGAGCATTCCTGCCCGGGAACCCTGCGCCGACTGCTCGCGCTCAGAGGTGTTGACCACGTCCTGGAGCGTCCGCTGGGCGCCCTCTCCACAGCTCGGGCAGACCGCCAGGCTCTTGGCCATGAGGTTGTGGCAAGCGGCGCAGCGCACCCGCTGGCTCAAGAACAGGCTGGTGGGTGCTACCTGCGGGCTCTCGCCGTGGTAGAAGCCCTCCGACTTGGCCAGCTCAGAGGCGGCCAGGTCGGCCTGGTTGCCGTAGCTCACCAGCGCGTCGGCGCCCTGGTTCCAGATGATCCCCTCGGGGCGAGGAGCCGGTGCCCCGTGCTCGGAAGCGATCCCGCGACCGAACTCCACATCCTGGCTCTTGCGCAGCTCGCTCACCGCCTGGGCGACTTCCTTGCGCACCA